ATCGGTGCTCCAAAGAGGCTGTCGTCTCGGGTGACTCCGGTATGCACCGGTTCCGAGTCAAGCCGCGTCGCCTGCGCCGTCGCGTCTGCTGTGATGGCACTCCGCAACAGCCCTGCCTGGGCTGCTTCGTTTGCGCGGCCCCAAGCTACCATGAGGTTATCCGGCAGGGAAACACTACCTTGGTAGAATCCATGTACCGGGTGATCCAACTCGTATCGTCCTATGACTTGTGTCAACACGCCGTCCTCATAGAACTCCTCAATGCCGTCCGGTTGTAGGGTTACAGTGCTCATAGTATGTGCCAGTTGCTCCCGTCGCATACAAGCGACAAGTTATCGTATAAGGTGTTGAGGACCTTGGTGGTCGTGCCGTCGATGGTCTCACTGCCGCTGCCGTCGATGGTGACTGCATTCGTTGCGTTCACGAGCTTGATGTCCAGTCGCGCTCCCGCGCCCGCTGTGGAGGCGGCTCGCAGGTTCACCGTGATGGCGTTGCTGGTCGTGTCACAGAGCAGGTAACGGTCACCCCGGACAACCGCGTGGGTGGTCGCTGTTACCGTAGTCGGCGGACCCATGTGCTGCTTGCCAACCTCTACCCACCCTGTACCCTTGGGGGAGAGGGCGATGTTGACGTTTGACGACACCGAGTTCACCGACAGAATCATCGGGTTGGTGCTTGACGCATTCCGGATGGTGAAGTAGTGCGTCGCGCCACCACCACTGATGAACTGTACCCATTCGTTCCCCGACGCATCTATGATGAAGTCGGAGTCGGTCATGATGATGTTGTTGGACTGCGTATCCAGGTCACCACCAAGCAGGACCTTGCCCGTACCGTCCGGTGCTATCGTAATGTCGCCGTCCGAGACGGAGACGATGCTGTTGCCATTTGTGTCGAGGTCACCGCCCAGTTGCGGGGTGGTATCGTTGACGATGCCCCACTCGGTGCCGGTCTGGTTGATCCACTTACTGGTACCGCTGTCGTAGCTGAGCAGTTCCTTGTCCGTGACCCCAGTGATGACCACATCATCAATGTTGTTGATGCTCTGCGACACCCCTGATAGGAGGTCGTTGATCTTCCGGAACCACTCGGACCAGCGCTGTGTACCCTGTGCGTCCTGGTAGGGAGGCGGCTGCAGTTGAGGCACTGTTATCTCCCGTAGTAACCGTGTGAGGCGTCACCATCCAGCGCCATGATGCGCAGTGAGTTGTTGGACCGATACCGCAGTCTCCAGGACCGGCGGCGGGACATGCCCAGGCGGGTCAGGAAGACAGAGGAGTTCGTCAGGTCCAGGGTGCGGTCGCTCACGAAGGTGGTGTAGTCATCGTCCGACCAGCTAACCAGCAGGGACGAGGTCCCCGAGGTGTTGAAGTCACACACCGGGAACAGTCGATGATAGAACTTGTTTAACTGCACGCTGTTGTCGAACCGCTTGGTCTGTATCTCGAACTTGATGGTCTCGTTGCTGCCCGTCTGGTCCTGGTAGGTCTCCGGGTCCAACTCGTAGAGCAAGCCGTTGTCTTCGTCCAGACCGATGATCTGGCCGTTCTTGTAAGTGCTGTCCACCACGGTGAAGTAGCTCTCCGTGTCGGAGACGTCGCTCGTCCAGAGGTACCACATGCCGGTGTCGATGTCGTAGACGAAGGTCTTGGCTGCCGTGGTCGGCAGGGTCAGCACGTAGAGGTTGTTGCCTGCGACTCGGAGGTGATAGGCGTAGGCGTTGCTGATGTTGCTGTCCTCAGCCTCCAGGTACTCGTCAATTGCCGTGGTGCTGATCTTCTTGGCCTTGAAGCCGTCCTTCAGCATGGCGACGAAGCGCCCGGACTGGGGGGAGCGTGCCACCCAGCACAGGGCGTTGTCCGCTCCGGCCACGGTGTTGCCCGCACCCGCGGGGGTACCGATGTGCTCCAGCACGCCGTCGAAGCGGCTGAGTGGAGTCCCTACCGGATTAGCCGCATCAAAGAAGAACTCAGTGGTCTCCTGGTTAAACGACACGAGGTAGTTGTAGTACCGACCGATGGCGACTCCGCGGTCGGCCTTCAGTTCGCCGACTATGAAGTCCCCGCTCCACGTGGACAGGTCGCCCACGTTGGAGTTATGGATCTCGTTAATGTTCGTGGAAGCGGCGGTGTCCCCGTTGCTCCCGAGGAACACATACTGATCCAAGACCACGATTCCCGGGAGGATGGTGGTGGGCAGGTTCTCGACGTCTGTCGCGCCGCTGCTCCCGCCGTTGTTGTACTCCCGAATGTTGTTCTCGTCGTCTACCGCGTACAGCGTAGTGCCGTCGTGGAAGACGAGGTAGGGGCCAGCCACTTCGGCAGGCACCTCAATGCTCATGTCGGCTACGTCGAATCGGACGATGCCGCTGCTCGTGTTCAGCTGACCGATGTCGGTCTCGTCGTTGAACAGCTCGTCCCCGATGACGGAATAGACGCGGCCGTCCCAATTGAAGACGCCGCGGCCTGTGTCGGTGGTGGCAGCTGATAGGTTGTCGTAGGACTTCAGACCGGGGCGCTTCTGCACCCAGGCCTCAATGTCGTCCTTGCCGACGGTCTCGATCTCGACCATGGCGTTGACGAGCTTGGGGTCCTTGTTGTCCCCCACAGCACGCTCACCGACGGTGGCGATTAGCGGATGTCGAAAGCTAGACATTAGCCCCTCTCAAAGTCGGGCGTGACCTGCATGTACTCTTCGCTGTCGCCGCTCTCGGCGTCGAACAGCGCGGTCTGCGCAAGGCCAACCACTCGGTTAAAGGTTTTGTCGGAGACGCCAAACTTGGGTGCCAGGAAGAGTGCGAGGTTGGACGACAGCGCCCAGCTCCACTCCTGCGGCAGATCAAAGTTGTCCGTCGCGCCGTCGACGTCCTCGATGGCACGCTCGACCCAGAGGACGAGGTAGCGACCGCCGACGTCAGGCTCGGGCCAGACGCGGAGGATACCCGCGGGCCACTGCTTGTCGTAGTACACCTGGGTGGTCCGGCCATCGGTTCCCTTCTGGGAGAGGTCAGCATAGTCTGTGCGGGCTAGGCTGTCCACGGTGATCTCGGCTCCATCCAGGCTATCGTGGAACCCCCAGTCGTTGGTGGGGGACTCACGCCAGTTAACGTTTAGGATGTTGCGTGGGCGGGCTGCTTTGGTTGTGTAGGTATAGACAACCGCGTTGTCATTCAAGATGACCGTGTCCGCGGCCGTTAGTACGATGCTGGTCGTGCCGCCGCCAGAGGCGACAGTCGTCCAGTGCATCTCGTTGTCTGCGTTGAGGATGCCGATCCGGTCGGAGTCGGAGATGTTCGTCCCGTCGTCCACGGTCACGGCAGTGCTGCTGGCAGCAACCGCTCCATTGACCTGCGTGGCGTAGAAGGAGACAGTACACTCGTCTGAGGACGCGGCCGTCTGATGTAGGTTGTACTCCCGGTCCGCTTTCTGCAGGAACACGTACATGCGCTGCGTCACGGAGAGGTGCGTGCCGCGCGTCTGCCAGTGCTTCAGCATGGCGTTCAGCGTGCGGGCGCACGAGGTTAGCTGTGCCGCGGTGGGAGACTCTCCCTCCGGCAACACGCCCAGGAGTTCCATCGCCTCGGTGATGACGTCGTCCCGTGTTAGCTCAAAGTCGATGCTGCCTGACGTTGCCATTTAGGCGTCCTTCTTGAAGATCTGTGCGACCTGCGGGACTACCTTCTCAGCACTACGGCCGATAACGTAACCACCCAAGCCTAGTTTAATGAGGTCGTACAGGGACTCAACCTGCTCCGGGGTAATGTTCTCCGGGGTGTAGCCAAGCCAGTGCGAGACGATCAGGCCGACGAAGGTCAGCATGGTGACGGGTCGCCACATGGAGGTAACTAGGTTACCGCTCTTGGCCTCTGCTTCGATGACCTTCTGCTGCGCCTCCAGGCGCTTGGTCTCGTAGTCGAGGAGCTTGCTGCCCATCTCGACCTGCACGGACATGATACCCATGCGCAGCTGCGCCTTTTCTTCGTCTGAGGTGTGGAGGTCATCAATCAGGTCTGCGACCGGCTTGACTACTGCTCCGAGGATGCTAGCCCACATATTAGCCTCCGTTGTATTTGAGGAGTCCGAGAATGGTCCCGATCACTCCAGTGAAGCCCAGCGCGATTCCGCGGTGCCTCGCTTGTGTCTTCTCCACTCCGTTGACCTTGGAGTACAGGCTTTTGATGTCCCCGCTCTGCGCGTTGTGTACCTTCTCGTCGTTGACAACATGGGACTCGATCTTCTGCTCAATGCGGCCGAGGGTGGAGAATAGACGTTCTGTTTGTTCTGGGGTCATGAGCTGATTAAATCCGTGAGGGCCCATTTGTCTTTCAACCACGTGTATAAGCCCGACTTGTCCGATGCTGATAGGAGGCCTTCATACATGATGACCTCGCCGATGTAAGAGTCCCACCCGTAGTAGCCGTTGGTGGTTGTGTTTAGGTTCTTAGCTCCGAGGCGGAAGGAGCTGGCTGCCATCCCTACGGTGTCTACCGACATTGGAGTGCCGGGGACCTCTTCGTTGTAAGTAAGGGTACCGAGGGCAGGGTCCTCTGGGATCTCAATCCACCACACGTACCACTCACCAGCGATGCTGGTCATACTCTGGCTATCTACGTCGATGCTAAAGTAAGTAGTTGGATTGGTCCGCATTACTTCCCAAGAGCCGACGTTGCCAGTCTCGTCCGGGCTGATACCAAAGTTGTGACCTACGGAGTTCGTCTGTCCGGCCCACCAGTTCCCTTCTGGGTTTAGGCCGACAGGAATCTGCACGACACCAACGAGGGTATAGGCTTGGGTGATGGTACCTATGTTGTCGCTCTCTAAGGTCTTAACGCCAGTTGTCTCATTGTCCGACAAAGGCAGGAAGGCTCCGTTACCGTTCCTCACGTTAGCGTCCCAGATGCCGGTATACGCAGACTCATTAGCCTGATCAGGGATGAGATGGTTTCCTGAACCACAACGACTGTTGACGCGCTTGATGTCCGATTCATCGGCCACGGCGACGGTATCATTGGAGTTCTGCTTACAGAAGTTGCCCGCTGACTCAGAGAAGTCCCACCAGCCCCAGCAGGTATTAGCCACTGCGTCGGGTGCGACGCCTGCGTCGGTCACGGTCCAGTTGAACTCCAGGGTCATCTCCTGTCCCTCGCCGTAGAAGGCAGTCACGCTGGTCAGGTACGGGCTGTCATCATCGGACAGCTGTGTCATCGTACCGTCAATGTCGCCCGAGGTGTCGATGGCGATGCCGTCCGGTGCGCTGCTTAGCTGCCAGCCCGAGACGGTCCACTCGGTGATGCCGTCATTGAATACGGTAGGGAACTGTGCCGCCGCCGAGATGGTCGTGATGGTATCGCTGTTCGTGTTCGTCTGATCCGCGATGCTGCCCAGCGAACCGGTGAAGCCTACGGCGAAGGTGCCGGGCGGAACGTCCGTGGAGCCTTCGGCAGCCACGGTGCTGTATGCAGCCGCGGTGTTGTTCGGACCCGGAGCCGCGATGCGGTCCGTCCGCGCGCGTACGAAGTCCTGTGGGTGCCGCGGCTCCCAGCAGGTCTTGCAGACCACAAGGCCGGTCCACTCACGCTTAATGTCGGAGTGGCGGTAGTCCAGACCACAGCGCATGCACTCCACCCAGTTCTGCCCAGGGACGTAGCCTGGGTTGCGGGTGTGTTTGCCGTGGACGGTATGGGCGTTCCAGTTGCCCCCGTCCGTGCGCCGTGCTTTGTTCTTTTGGTATCTCACGCCCAAGATATTCCGTATTTCTCAGTGACGTATTCTTCCATCTGGACGTCGGTTGGCTGGGTGCCGATCCAGATAAGGAGTTCGTAAACCTTCCCTGTGAAGGGACCTGTTCCACCATGCTGGGCACCGATGCCAAAGCCTAAATTCGTCTTGGCCGCCTTGGTCGGTGTGAAGGTCGCCGCGTCCCCTGAGATGAGACTGTTCTGTTGGTGGGCGTTCGTCCCCGAATCCGTGGAGCAGTAGTGGGCGAACGTTGCATTAGAGATCGTCGTACCCATGGTGTTGGAGGTGCCGTCCTGATAGAAGGTTGGCTCCGACGCCGTGTTGATCAATCGTAGGCCTAGTTCCCCCCACGTTGAGTCCATGAACATATAGCCATTGGTATTCGTGTTGACGAAGCCTATGATCAGGGCCGTGCGTTCGTCACTGTCAGCCCAGTCCAATACCCCCGTGGTCACTTTGTTACTACTCGCCCCTCCGGCAAGACCGTAGCTCAAGCTGTTCTCCCCACCTGTGGTATAGAGCAGGCCGTTCGTGTTGACGGCGTCCATGTGCGTCGTGCTAGTGCCCTTACACGTAATGCCTTGGATCTCCTGCCCAGTGGTGGTGACGGGGGTCGCGCGGTCAGTATCTTGAAACAGGGTGGTGATGTCAGTGAAGTCATACCAGTACTGAGGGGGTACCACATCTGTCAGCAAAGTGCTACCAGCCGAGCTATGTGCAGAGCTTCCCTTGCCTAAACCTGGGCCGAGTAAACCTTGTCTATTTAATAGCATGTTAATCCCAGGTCATCGACCATTTTTGGCGAAGGTAGGCTTTGAGTTGGTCAACCTCGTTGTCGGACAGGGCACGGTTCCACCACATGACTTCCATGATGTTCCCGACCCAGTCTTCTCCGAGTCCGTCCTCGTTGTAGCCGCCGACGCGGAGGTTCGCAGTCTCAGCGCTAATCGCGTAGGTCGCGTTTGTGAAGTCGAAGCCAGCTCCGCCGTCGAGACTGTTATAGACCGTGATGTCGCCGCTGTTATTGCGCTGCATGATACCGACCACCTGATCTGCTACGTAGTTAGCGGTTGAGACCGCGCCCGCGTCCAGTGTGGTGGTGGTCTCGTCGGTAGCCGAGGTCCGCAGGCCGTGCCTCGGAATGCTATGCCAGTAAGTAATGTACTGTGCCTGTTCGATGGCCTCGCTCGAAGCAACCGCACAGGTCGTATAGACGTCTCCGGGTCGTGGTGTCGGAAAGTCCGTGTCAATGCCCCCTAGCGTCTGGGAGTTGAAGGCTCCGGTAGGTCGGTTGTTGGTGAGAAGATCGACCTCTGGATCCGTCGCACTCTCCGTGGAGAGATTGTGAGCCCAGATGCCCTTGTCCTGAATGACGTTGATCTCGTCCTCGTCCGCGACCGCGGGGGTGGTCATCGCCTCGTCCTGCCACAGCGTGGTGGTGTCGGCGAAGTCGTACCAGTGGACCAAGTCCGTCATGGGAGGCGCGGCGTTTGTGCGCCCGCCACCATAGGACTGCTTCTCCCAGCTGCCGGTGAGGATACCGGACGGTGGGAATGCCACCAAGCCCATTAGTCTTTCTTCTTGAACACAAAGACGAACTGCGCGGAGCCTGCGGCTTCCTCAGCATTCGTCAGATCCAGTAGGACGTCGCCGTCGCCTGCTTCGGCTTCTGCACCGTAGCTCTTACCACCGATGCCCCGGAAGGACACCGCGGAGTCGCCGACCATCTCAAGGATCAAGCTGTTGTTAGCCTCGTCGTGCCAGTAGAGCTGTGCGCCCTCCCAGACCGAGTTCATCGACCATTGGGCCTCCATAAGCGAGAGGTTGACCGTTTCTGCGCGAGTCGTGCCGCTGGACAAGCCTGGACCCACGAGGGTGGACTTGTCTATTACGACTTGCTCGGTAGCTGTTTCGTCGGAAGCCGCGTTAACGCTGACCTGTTTGACGATGATGTTGTCGCCCTCAAAGAGCGTCTCAGTTGTTACCGTAGTAGCCATTTTACATTCCTAAATAAAGGTGGGACTTCCATGTCCCGGTTCCGCGTCCGTGCTTAACTGCCCCACATGCGCATAAGGCCCGAATGTAAGACTCCGGCGTCTACGAACCACGTGCGATACTCGTCGCGCTGCTCCTGGGTGAGTTCTTCATCGAACATCTTCGCTTCGAACGCCCTGGAGAGACCGTGGGTGGTGGCGAGAAGGCCGCGCTGACGTTCGTCAGGGAAGCGGGACTCGACCCATGACAGTGCACTAATGCGACTGCCTTCGTAAACCGGGTCTACCCAGTGTGGGTATCCGGTCTCGTAGAGAATCAGCTCTCCGGCCTCGGGCCGAAAGACTTGCTCTCCTGTTAGCGGGCATACCACGTGGTGGTCGCCGCCCTCATACTCAGATGGATCTGTTAGAGCCAAGACCGCTGTGAAATCGGTTCGGACCTTGCCCATCCAGGGCGCGTCCGTATGGCGGTGATAGGTACCGCCGGGCTCATTGTAGTTGTTGAACTTGTAGCCCATCATCTGCTTCATCTGTGTCGCCCGCATGAACTCAGCGTTCTGGCAGGTAAGCTGACACAGCTCAGATGAGATCTTTCGAGCCTCTTCACTCTCGTCAGGTTTGATCTCCATGTTCTTCTTGATGCTGCCCGTCAGTTCTTTGGTGCGGGCTTTACCTTCCTTCCAATCCATATCGGTCAGGAGGTCTCTGTAGTGCTTGGCCTGCCCTTCGGACAGTATTCTAATAGTCTGTGCTTGCATTCTATATGCTCCTAAAAACGAGGGGGTCACCAGATTGTGCCCCCTCACGGTTTCCCGTAGGTTTTCTATACGTCTTACGACGCTGCTATTTCACTCGTGGTGGCGTCATCCGCTGGGGACCAAGCCACGTAGAGAGTTCCATGTCCCTCGGTGCCGCCTGCGAAGACAACATCAATGAGGTTCTCAGCCGCAGCTGCACCGGTCACGCGAATCGGGTTCGACATGAACACCGTCTCTGCGACACCAGCTTCGTCAACCACACCAGCCGAGCCCTGAGCCACCGCGTAGAACACATCACCAGCGACCGAAGCGGTCTCTGTCTCAGTGGCCGCGATGATGGTAACACCAGTCTCCGTGGAGATGGTGACCTCATTGCCCGTGTCATCAGGGGAACTGTAGCGGAACCACACACCGTGGATGTCTACGTTACCATTGATGGCAGGTTTGAAGGTCTCGTCGTTAGCCGCCGTTACTTCAGAAGCAATCGTGGTGACCTCGATCGGACGCTGCACACCTGTGCCGCCGACGACCGTGCCCACATCAGCAGTGGCGACCAACTCGGTGCCTCCGCCAATCAGCTTGTTACCTTCAAAGTAAGCGTTGGTGACCGCGATGGCCTCCATGTCAACAAAGCCTTGGTCATAGTTGGCGACCGAGGTGATGTTGGTGTTGTTGATGAACTGCGGGTTGTCGATGACGCCTTCGATGTCAATGACACCAACAGTACCGTTAGCAGTAACCACAAAACGGTTGCCAGCAAAAGTGGGCTCCTCGCCCGTTGCCGTGACCGTGATGGGATTGTCGTCATGTGCGCCCAGATCCATCTGGTTGTCGAGGAAGCGGAAGCCCGCGCCTACGACATCAACGGAGGTGACGATTTCGGAGTCCGCCTCGTTGAAGTACATGTTCTGGATCGTGACGTTATCACCTTCGACGTCAAGGGCGTTCAGCACACCAGGGGTCAGCTGTGGGCGATCATTGCCCGCACCCAGTCCCAGGATGGTGATGTTCCCAGATTCGATGTCGATGGAAGTTTCGACATCATCAATCATGCCAGGATGGCAGACAATGACGTCACCCCGACCTTCGGCGCACTGCTCAACAGCGTAACCGAGAGTCTTGAACGGATCAAGGAACGTGCCCTTGTTACCGTCGCTAGCACCTTTCGCGTTCGGGACATCGGCGCGGGTTCCAGCGGAACCGTTGGCGACATGGAACACCTTGCCAGCATGGGTCTTATGGGTCGACAGGCCATCCAAGACGAGGCCGCCGTTAAACCCATTGGGGTAGTTGGAAAAGTTCGAGACTTTACCACTCATAGGATTCTCCTAAAAAGGAGCGGTGCGGACATGACCAGACCAAAGACCTGAATCAGCGGTCCGCCACACTCACGCTTTCGCGTTAGGGTTTACGAGCCCGGGGAACCGAACAGAGCACGTGCGTCCGTCCAGCCGAACGCATAGCGCTCGGTGGCTTTGAACTTCGCGTTCTCAGTTTCCCACTCGTTGTCCATTGTGAACTGCTTGTCACGGCGTTTGTAGTGTTTCAGACCATCCGACTTGAGGTTGGTACGAATGAACCACGCCTTGGTGTCGGTCAGGTAATGGTTTACCTTCACGCCACCAGGGAATTTGCCCATGGCATACAGTGCGTTGACGTCGTTGTCGCTCGATCCCACACGGTAGGGAGTCTGGAGAATGCGGTGGGCCTCAAACATTTGGTCCACCGGCAGAATCAGACAATCGCCCATCAGGGAGATGTTGAGACCACGGTCGTTTTTCAGCTTAGCGATGTCGATGCACGCCTGCTCCAGCGCAGCTTCGGACAAGTCCGCAGCGGTGCCGAGTTCGTTGGCGTACGTGCCACCGTTATAGTTGAGGTGAGCTGCACTCAGCAACTCAAGGCCGTCTCCGCCAGCGTAGGCACTGTTGAACGCGCGGTTATACACGTTCGCAGCAACCTGCTCTTTGGTCTGACGCATGGAGAAGGCAAGAGCCTTCGCACGCTTGGGACCAATGACGCCGTAGAGGTCGTCCTCGACCATCTCACGAGTGATGACGAAGCCGAGGGCATACACAACCGGGTTGTACCGGGTGATGAAGCCTTGGGTCGCGTCGTCGTACGTGATACCAGAACCCTCAGGCTTAATGGCCGCGAGACCGAAACCTGTGTTCTGGACGTCTTCCTCATATGCCCGACGGGACGTGTACTGATCAAACAGCTCCGTCCACTGGGGCACCCATTCTTTATAGGCATCGCCCCACCAGTTGCTAACACCGGGGTACAGAGCCTTTGCAAAAGAGCCAGTAGTAATCATTAGCTATGTTTCCCTTTAGCTGGCGGCGGTATCCGCAGCAGTTGAACCTGCCGTGGTGTTACCGACGTCGGTGAGACGGGGGTTGAAGACGAACCAGACGCGCGCATCGGCGGCCTCGACGTCATTGTCCTGGTAGCGGGGGAGATGAGTCACAATGCCCTGCGCGTTCGCAGCGGTGTTGAGATCCAAGCCCACGACCGGACGGCCCGTGGTGGTGTTCACAATTTCGTCGGTCCCGGAGTCGGCAGTAGACAAGTCCACGCCGTCGCCTTTCCGGACGGCACCAGCCGTCTCGATCTGACCTTCGAAAACCCAGTCGTTCGCATCAGCGACCCAGACGAGGAACCCGTCGGGATCAGCTTCAACTTCAGCTGAGGTGATATATTTGCTGGTTGACGCCAAAGCGTCGGGACCTGCCATGAACTGGCCAACACCTTCGTTGAAGGTAGTCATCTCGCCAATGCGAGAGATACCGACCACGACACCGCCGACGAGATCTTGAGCCGCTTCATCAGCGATCATAGTCTCGGCACCAGTGATGTGCTCATCAGTCATGGGGAGGCACATGCGGAGGTGACCCAACTGCCCGGTCAGGGCGTTGGCGGTTACCGTCTGGACAACAGGGTGTCCGATGGCGATAGCCGAAGCCACTTCGTCAAAAAGGGCGTCATCAACGAGGTAGGGTTCCGCAAGGCTAAGGTCCCAAGACGTCAGGCCAGCCTTCGAGCGAACCGGCTTTAAGCCAGCGCGATCAGGATTTGCCATTAGTATTCTCCTTAGTTAGTGTGTGATAGGGCTTAGTCGTCAAAGCCGGGGGCGCGAGGTTTACGCATCTCGTGCTTGATCCGGTTCTGGCCGTACATGCCCATATCGTTATCGTCAGAATCATGATTACGAAACAGATCGAATTCGAGTTCATCGACTGCTCTCTGCTTCGCGTTTTCCCTCTCTTCGTACACCCAGGTGGGGATACGCATGAGGTACAAGTACTGACCTTCTTTGTCCGCAGGTTTACGAACTATCGAGCCGAAGCCCTCTACTTTTTCAAGTGACCGCTCTCCAACCTTTAATCCTGTCTCTTTGGTTGCGTCGACCAAGTCCCAGCCGTCCTGCGTTGTATTAAAAATACGCTGACCGGTATGACTATCGTCCAACATCCACCGATACGTCCACTCACCATCCTTCCCCACGACGCCTAGTTTGTCGCGGAAATCTCCGATGGAAGCGTACCGAGGGTCTCCCTCTCCGGGACGTTGGGCCCGGCTTGCCCCCTTTTCGGGGCGTGCTTTACGTGTTGCGTTACCACTCTCGCTCATGTCTCTATCTCTGTTGAATGCTAAGACTGCCGCTCTTGGCCGCGTCGTCAATGTACTCCTGTACAGTGGCGTACGCACCAGTTGCGACAAATGTGTCTGCGAAGTTCTTCTCCATCTCGTCCAGATCCGAGGGGCCGTACTTAGACTTGGCCTTGGCGGATCTCCGCTCGGAGGTACCCCGAGGGCCCGGGACCTGTTCACGCACAGGGTTCAGCTTGGCGTCAATGCGCCGCGAGAACTCCAGCGTGGAGATGTCCGGGTTGGCACTCCAGATCTCGTCCGCGAACCGGCCGATGTCAGTGCGTCGGTTGACGTCCTGGGCCAGTGTGGGATCGGAGTTGATGATGTCGAAGAACGTACGTTCGATGGGGTGCATCTTGCCGAGGTCCGGGGTTCCGGCGGGAGCGGCGGCTGCGGGAGCGTCGTCTTGCTCCTCATTCAGCGCCTTCGCCTTGTCCTTTAACTCGTCACGCCTCTCATCGAGATCTTCCACCGCGTCGTAGTCGCCCACTTCCATTGCCTCGCGGCGCTGGCGGGTGAGGTCTGAGATGGCCTTCTTGTACGTGGACTCCACCATGTCGCGGGTGACGTCTGCGTGCTTCTTCTGGCGCTCTCGCAACTCTGCGATCTCCTTCTCGTAGGAGTTTAGCTTGCGCCCCATGCCTTGAATACGGCCCATGAGTTCGCCCTTGACGTTGAACGTCTTGGCGTCAACCCAATCTTCGGGGTCATTCCCTGCCTCTTCCCACTCTTCCAGGGGCCGCCATCCATTGCTGGATGCTCGCTCCTCGTGGGGGGCTAGTTCGCCGGGGATCGGCGTGCCTTCTTCGTTGTTTTCGCTCTCTTCGCTCATAACTTCTTCTCTCGCTCTGTCGGATCCCAGACCCAGTCGTCGTTGTGCGGCAGAACCGCTAGGACGTCTTCGTCGTGGATCAGGTAGTACTCTTTGCCGTCAAGGGGGTCGTAGATCGCCTTACCTGCGTATCGAGAGTACATTACGGTGTCCCCGAGTTGCGCCCAGTCCGCCAACACTTTCTCGTCGTTGATGCGGGCTGCGAGTGGCACAGCGTGAGCTTTCCACGCTTGAGGACCTATTGCCGCGAGTACACCATACTGGCGTCCCGCCTTTTCCATCACGGCTGACTGGCTGGATTCGGTGGCGGCGAGCTGAAAGCCCCACTCCGTTTCCTTCTCCCAGGCCAGAGGAGCGATGAGGATATTGTGTCCGGTAGGTTTAATCGAGGGGTTCATGAAAATCAGGCTCCTCGGCTTCATCCGACTTCCGGACGTCGTTCACAAAGGTGTAGAGGTCGCTGCAGAGCCGCGCCTGTCCCACGAGGGCACTGGCGGCGAGGCTGTCTGCCCCTAACTCCAGCGTCTCGAAAGACCGCATACGGATCGTCTCGAAGAATGTTGACAGTGCGGTGGTGACCGGGTGGTCAAACCATGCCTGCCTCTCGTCGTCTCCGACTCCCTCTAGGATCTTTTGAATTGTTTGTTCAAGTTCCTGGCTTGTTGGCACTAGCATTTTTGGCTAAAATCCCTTCTTTCTGGGCTTCCATCTGCTGTATCTTCTGCTGATGTTCTGCCTCTTTCTGGCGGCCCGCAGCCTGCTGCTCGATGAGCTTCATCGTGTGCTGGCGGAGGGCGTTGTCAGCGTCCAGTTGCTTCATAATCAAGTCGGTCTCTCCGCCTGCTTTGGCGTCACCTAATGATTGTGCCTTGGCCACGTTGGCCAGAGCTGCCGCCTCATCCTTGAGGGGCACGTTCTGCGTCTTCATCGCTTCGAGTTCGAGCGACTTGTACTTGTATTCGAGTTCCTTGTAGAACCGCTTGTCTTCCAGCTCGGCCTCGCTCGGAGGTGGCGGCTGGACCTTCATGACCGTCTCGATCTCAGGCTCGTCAATGCTCTCCAGGAATTGTCGCTGGATGTACTCTTGGTTGAGGTTGAGCCCACTGCGGCTGGCCTCAATGAGTGCCTGCACGCGGGCCTGCTTGCGGATGCTGTTCGCCATGTTGGGATCAGCTTCCGGCACGATGTCCAGCCCCTGCGGGTTGAAGTCATCGGTCACCACGGCCTCGGAGTCGGGGTCGAGGATCTCATTGTAGAATGCGTCTGATAGGAACATGTAGTTGAGGTTGTAGACCATCTTGTACTCGCGGGCCAACGAGCGGTAGACCCGCTTGTAGATGCCCAGGAATACCTGCATGCCTTGCTCAAGGACTGTCGCGGTGGTGCTGTACGGCTGGTTCTGCCCAGGGTTCTGGCCGGACATCACTTCTGCCACGCTCGACACTTCCTTCCCGGACTCAACCAGATACCCGAGTAGGCTGAACAGGGTAGCGTTGGGCTCCTTGACCGGGAGTGGGTAGACGCCTTTGCGGAGGTCGTCGCCCGTCGCGGACAACTCCTTCCACTCACCAGGGCGGAAGCGAATGCTGCCTCCCCTCGAAACGCGGACTCCGCGACCCAGGAAGCCGGACTGTTGGTTAGCCAGGGTACCCGCGTCGATGAGCTGATTGATGAGAGAGTTGATGGCTTTGTTGAGTGGACCCAACAGACTGCCAAAGCCCGTCCCGTAGACGTTGCTGTCCACGGCAGGGAAGAATTTATAGGGGACGATGTACTCAAGGGGCTCGATACTCAGGATCACCCGGTCGAGTCTCACCTTCATATCACTGAGGCGGTATCTCGGCACAATGCGCAGAATCTTACGAGACTCGCGGTGCAGGGTGATAATATACGGCTCCTCGTAGCCATCGTCGTCCAGGTCGTACCAGCAATGACACTCATATACCTCGTGTGGCGTGTCGCTCGCCAGAGCAGTCCGGTTGAACTCCTCCTCGCCCATCGTGTCCTCGCCATCCTCGGGCTCGGCAGCTATGGGGTCCAGGTCCACATCGAGATAATTGTTAACGCGAATCTGCTCCACCACTTCGTTGTGGGACAGCCAGAGTCGATGGGTCTTGCGGGCCCGCTTCCAGTCGGTGGCGTAGTAGCCAACGATCATGTCAGTGGGTAGTACGAGTTCGGAGGAGGGGCGGTCGTATGCGCCGTCCCAGTAAACCTTCTTGAACGCGGTGCCGATCAGCGGCAGCACGTAGAGCAGGCGGTCCATGTCGTCCTGCCATTCCCCCATCTGCTGGAGGAACTGGATGCTCATGGCATCCTCTACGCGACGAGCGCGCTTGGCCTTCTTGCCACCGTCGTCCTTGCCAATAACTTTGGCCAGCACGATGCGCTCGTCCTTCAGCAGCTCTTGGTGGGCGCGTGCATGGAACTGCAGCGCCGCGGTGGTCAGGAGAGGGAACTTCACGGATGCGGCCTTGGGCCACGGGTAGTTCTTGGTCTCCATGACCTGTTGTGCAAGTCGGATCCAACTGGCGTTCTGCTCCAGCCAGTCTCGACGGCTGTCATCGTCCACCTCTACGGCGTCGCAGACGTAGTTGGCCAGGGTTTCCAGGTCGTCGTCGTCCATGTCAACTGCCCAGTTGGGCAGGGAGAAGGCGTCCTGGTGGAGATTGTCGATGTTCAGCATATCAGTACCCGGTTGTAGAATCTTGGTGGTCTTCAAAGAGGTCGTCTTCGTTCTCGTAACCCCATTCGGACCACTCTTGCTCTGCCTCCCATTCGTCTCGGGCTATGTCCGAGGCTTTGGGGGCGTCTACCATCTTAGAGAGGTGATGTCCGAGCCATGCCAGGGCGTCGACTTGGTCAACGTAGGTCCCGGGGAACGTCATCATCTCATGTTTCAGTGTCGGCCACCACTTGGCTTCCATGTCAAACTCGACCATTCCGGTGCGCATTCGGGCCTGGAAAGGCCTCGCGCGCATGAGTTTGTCTTGAATCGGCGGCATTTCCTCGATGACGAGGTATTGGTTGCGCTCTACCATGGACCGGTCTAGGAACGGGCCGATGGCCTTGGAGATGTTCTCGCGCTCGATCAGGAAGACAGGTTCCTCCTGGTGCGCGGCGATGCGCTTGTACTTCTCGTGAAGGCTGAAGAGGTACTCTACAATATCCAAAGAGTCCAGCCGTTCTCGAATGACCTCCCTAATGCGAAGCACACCATCAGCAGCAACTCCGCCCACCACAAGGGCAGTATATGCGCGCTTCGCTTTCTCGCTGATGGCAAAGTCGCCTGCGATGTAGAAGTGCTCGGGTTGCGCCGTCTCACGGTTGCGCTCCTCTTCGGGCATGCGGAGCATGTCTTCCTCCTTGAAGTACGACATGGAGGAGGCAATGGGGTTGTTCAGATACTCCTGGGCGTAGCCCTCGGGGTAGCCTTGGTCGATGTAGGCCTGCTGGATCTCGCGCAGGCTGTTCTCGGTGTGCTGATCACCCCAGAGCAGCATCGAGAAGTCATCAAAGTCCGGATGTGCCCGGTAGAGCACCCCTAGCCACGCTGTCACTTTCGTCGTGCGAATGCGAAGGGGCTCGACAACGCAGAGGTCATCGAGGATCGGGTCCGGCATGAAGGACATCAGGAGTGAGTCTTCGTGCAGGATGGTGCCCACCACCCGGTAGATGCAGCGCTTGCTGCCCAGTGGGATCAGTGTGTTGTAGAACCACTCTTCGAACTTCTTGCGGCGCTCCTCGTTGAGCACAGCCTCGTCGTTCTCTAAGTCATCACCGATAACAAGATCAGGACGCACACCCAGCCAGTTAGTCCCACGAATGCGCTGTCCAGCGCCGCGGGCAATGAGTCGGGTATCAGGTCCATGTTCCCACTTTACAATTAATTCGGTTTCGGAGTCCTTCGTGAAGCCGACAACTCCAAACGCCTTCCGCAGTTCCTCGTTATCCCGCAGCTCTCTCTTAATATTTCCGAGAAACTGCACCGCCTGAGTCTCGGTATCTGAGACAATAAGTATGTGCCGTCTAATACGGAAACACATATTAGCGAGAACGTAGGTATGAGAGATGGCAGTAGACTTGGCGTGACCACGTGGCGCGGCAATGGCCACGAACCTCCGCGGGAGACACACGAGTTGCCACCACTCAAGATGTGCATGTGGAGTCGAGACTGCATCATCGAAGTTCTTCTTTAAGAAGAGATCCGAGAATGATAGGAGGATCTCCGGTGTGAGCCGCACCAGGGGAACGGCATGTACAGGCTTAACCCTTACGCTTCGGCTGCTTCCGCCGGTTAGCGCTGCGGGAGAGCACTTGGAGATTTGACTTGCTGTTATTGTTTGGGTTGAAGTCTTTATGGTCGATCTCTTTTCCGTCACCTTTCTTCACCTTGCCATCTTTTATGGCCTGCCGACGAGCCATGGTACGGGACGAGCGGCGCTTACGCTGCTCCGGCTTCCCGTGGTAGTCGTCGTACTCTTTCCGATAATCCCGGTTGCTGCGACTGGCCATCTACTTGGCCTCTTTCTTACGGTTCGCTTCTTTCCAGACCTTATCCTGGTAGTCTTTGGCATGGCGCTTATAGGCGTCCATGTACCCTTCCCCGCCCCGTTGACCGGTGCGAAGTTTGCCTTTGTAGTGTTCCAGCGCTCGGCGCTGTTCTTTTACGGACCTGCTCACCAGCTGAACTCCTCGTCCTTTTCCAAGACTCCTGCTTCCCTGAGTCCTTTGGTCATGCGTACATTAGCCTTTTCCGGCTTCCTCGTGGGCTCCGGAGCAGGCGCGTCGGGGTCCACCATAGCGTCACTGACGCGCTGGCGGAGGGCAGCTTCCTCTCGGAGCTGCTGCTTCCTCGGTTCGTCAGCGGCCGTGCGTGCGTTAGCCGCGGCAATACCGCGGGCGCGCGCCTCAGCCTCGGACTCGCCGAAGAAGCTCTTGACGTAGTCGGCCCCGTTAACGAGGTCGTCTAGCCAACTGTCCGCTTCAGCCATTTACTGCTCGGACTTGGGGATTGGGGTGCTTGCGAAGCCCGACGATACGACGCCGTTGCTGTTCTGGCC